TGATCACCATGGCAAGGAGACTACTCCACGATTCAGAATTGAGGGTAAAGATCGCTCCCGGACTTGAAAAATACCTAAATACAAAAGACGTGGCAGACGTTAAAATTGATTATGGATTCCCACAAATAGAACCTCTTGATCTACCTAGGAGAGCAAAGAACTTGCATAAACTAACAATGGATTCGATAAGATTGCCAGCGAGAGTGAACAACCCGCTCATTCCTTATACGCCTGATCTTATCAGGTACATCGTAAGTGAAAAAGAAGTTGATGCAAAGAATCTACATAGCCATCATCACAGTCATTTAAAAGCAATTAAAGAGACGATGAATAAAATACCACTTCCGTCAAACGTAAAGAATGCAAGCATCACCTTCGACATTAATATCTTAAAGGGAATGTGTAACTCCAATTATTCAACTAGGACAGATCTGATCAATCTATCAGCCCTCGAGTTTGCAAAACGGGCAACTCAACATGACCTAAGTATAACTGCAGCGGAATCAATTCCATTTATGTCCACCAACATGAAAACCTCAAAATCTCTCCCTTTCCTAATAACAGTTCATCGTTTGAGGGCAATGTTGGGAAGACTAAATAATCTTTCTAGGACCAAATTCCAAAGTGAATTAACAACAGGTCCAGAAGGAAACCTGAACTTATACGAGAACTACACATACTCTTATAGTGCTAAAGGTAAAGGTTATGAATTCTACTTAATAGTAGGAGGAGGCCACTTCAGACTATACCACTCTGATGTCCAACAATGGTTCGCAGGAACTCTCACATATCTGGATTATATGTTTACGACTGCAGATATACTCAATAATCTAGATATAATTACTAATTGTAAGGAATATGAATGGGCACATCCGTTTTTTGAGATAATCCACAGACTCACATCGACAGATTGTGAACATAATGATTCTGTAGAATTCATGAAAAATCTCGAAGGATTCCTATTAAACATCTCTGATTACGATGAAAAATTCGCAATGAACTGGAAACCATTAATAGAAGCTGCTCATGATTTATGGATCTTGGATCAAAAGATATGCAAAATAAAATATGATTTCAAAATGATCCCAGGTTTACTACACAACCCTGACCTCTTATCATCAAAAAGTTCAATATTACAATTGATTACAGTTACATGCCGAAAATTACCCAGAGGGGCTGTGCAGGAATTATCATCCTTACATAAGTTTATATTTTATGCAGAAGTAGATTCAACTGCAGGAGTGAAAAAATTTCTCAAAAGAGTTCACACCCCTAGACCGGTGGATACCGACTCAGTCAAGAATATAACTAGGTTAGCTAAACAATTATTCACTATAGCCTACCACAGACGACACGGTAGTCCCCCGAATCTCAGAGGAGAAATAAAGAAGACTAAATTGATCCAGGTGAAACTAAACCGAAAGGAATATCAACAACTGGAGACTTTACCACTCAGTTGGTGGGATGATGTTACTGTGTTCAACTGTATGGATAACAAATTGACTAATGATGCTCTAGAATTTGCAAAAGACAAAGGAGCATTGAAAAAAGAAGTTCGATTCGGTCCTGGTGACAGTCGCAAGGAACTTTTACAGGTAATCGAAAAAGAAGATTATGTACTTAAAGACTTCTTTTCCCAAGGGAAATTCATCCCAAAGACACAGAGAGTATATTCATGCCATCACCTTGAAAATCCATTTCCATCTGAGCACCCAACTCGACTCATTCCTAAAGAAAGGGAACAGAAAATCGAGGCAAGATTGTTTGCTAATGGAGAATTATCTGATAAGCACTCCCTTAGTCTCGTAACTACAAGGATGAAAAAAGCTTTAAGTTACTTTGACGAACAGTTGATGACCCCTCCAGATAAAAAGAGGAAAGAAATAATACATAGTGCAGCTCAAAAGTTACGTCAAGATGATATGTATTCTCTGTTATTGGATATTGAAGGTCATAATCAGTCAATGCAAGCAACAAACACTTCAGAATTGGCAGAGTTCTGTGGACTGTTGTTTGGTGAAGAAGGATGGGGAGACCTGCCGAATTATTTCTCAACATTAGATGTCTATCATTATGATGAATTTACAGATGAAGTGATTCTAAGTCAGGGACAACTTGGAGGAATTGAAGGCTGGTTAAATCCCCTCTGGACATTACATACTACGTTATTAATGAAACTGTTAAGATACATGACAGACATTGAAGTTCCTAAAATAATGGTATATTCAGACGATGTAAATGCTCTCATCAGGATACTTCAGGCCTCTGAGGAAACAGTGCAAGCTATTTTTAACAAAATCATCTCACATTGTCTGAAATTCGGGATGCTGGTCAAATTCAGCCAAACTACTCTCTCAAAACATAGGGTGACTATTCTTCGTCAACACTATGCAGATGGTGTCAGGTCAGACTCAACATTCAAAAAATTGATATCGACGAGCGGTGCAAATAATCCAATGTTAGTAAGTGAAGAAATAGAGATTGCTGGAATATGTTCATCAGTAGCTTCTGCGTTAGAACTGAGTGACCACAATGAGACATGTTGTTATCTTAAAAATTATAAAATAGGACTTCTCACTGCCAGATTGCCTCATATCATACTTTCTCATCAACGAGAAAATAGTTATCTCTCAAGTGAAAATCTACCAAAAGAACTGGCGAACTTACTATATAATATTAAGGACCATTCGTCTTATTTAATTGGGGAAAACAGCAGTAATGTCATAAGAATGATCTTAAACGATGTGGCAAG